GCTGCTAACTGGTCAATGAGACATAGATCTGAATCGGTATCGGAGTCTGGTTTAGGTTTGGTTCAATCTATTCCACAACCTATTAGTAATCTTAAACCTAATACTGTATCTAATCTAGAAGATTCTAGAATCTTTAATGGATTTGTCCAGAGAACTATTATAACAAATGATGTAAACCATGTAAAATCAAATTTGTCAAAAGAGTTTGGCTTGCCGATTGAAGAACCAAAACTGGAAATTCCAAAAGCAAAACAAGAGTCAACACTTGAAGAACCAAAGGTTGAGGAAACACAGGTCGAACAATTAGAACTCGAAGAGCCGGAGATTGAACAAAATGCTGAATTGGTTACGAAATTGGATGGGGCTCCAGAACCCATCTTTGATTCAGAACACACAACAAAATCCAATCAAGAGTCATCAAACATCACCCAGAATGCACCAGAAGACGATGGTGACTTTTGGAGATCAAGGCCACATAGACCTATTACGAGGGGGTAAAATGATAACCAGAGACATTCTAAGCGTTCTAGCACCAACTAATAAAAATATTGACGTTTGGGTTGAAGCGATGAATACAATTCTACCCAAGTATGATATAGTAACACCAAAGCGTCTGGCTGCATTTTTAGCACAAACTGCACATGAGTCTGCTGGGTTCACGACCGTGCGAGAAAATTTGAATTACTCGGCTCAAGGCCTGATGAAAACCTGGCCTGCTAGATTCAATCAAACCACTGCAGCTGCATATGCCAGACAACCAGAAAAAATTGCCAACAAAGTCTATGCAAATCGAATGGGCAACGGTGATGAAGCTTCGGGTGACGGGTGGCGATATCGCGGCCGGGGGTTGATCCAGATCACCGGAAAGGCAAACTATACAAAATTGGCTCAATATATCAAAAAGACTCTGCAAGAGACTATTGAATATTGTGAAACAGTCGAAGGGGCCGTTGAATCGGCTTGCTTTTATTGGGCATCCAATAATTTGAATGCTATTGCCGATACCGGTGATATGACTGCTCTAACTAAACGAATCAATGGTGGTTTAATCGGTTTAGCCGATCGAGTTGATAAGTACAAAAAAACTCTAGAAGCTTTAGAGAAATCAAATGCCAAAACTAGATGATTACAATGCATTTGAACCAGAGATAGAATCCAGATCTGACATAGATTATGGTTCCAATTCTCACGCAACAGATGTTCCAGCAAAAGCTTTTGCTGATGCTATAGCTTCATCTGCCAATCGACAAGAACAGCCATGGTTGAAGACGTATTGGCGCCCGGCTATAGCCTGGGTGTATCTGATAACATGTGTGTTCGACTTCATTCTGTTCCCGATTGCGTGGAGTATTCTTCAGGCATACTTTAGTGGTACAGTCGATACAGCATGGACTCCGATCACACTTCATGGCGCGGGATTATATCACATGGCAATGGGCGCAGCGATTGGCATTTCGGCGTATAGTCGTGGTAAGGAAAAACTCAACGACAAAATTTAGTTTACTTTTCCATCAGACTTGATATAATAGGCTCCATCGACATCAAGAGGTGTATATGGAGCCTAATATTTTCATCCGTTCCGAATGTGGGTTTTACCCCGACTCACAAGATCTATGGGCCCTGAGCATTTTAGATCGTGATGGTCTATACCACGTGAATGTTTTTCCGCATGACTTATGTAAAGACTATACACTAGTCGTTCTCTCTAAAAAAGAAGCTCATGCATATGTCGATNATTTGATGAACAAGTGGACCAACCGAACGTGAAAAAACGATATAGTATCAAAGCAACGACGTATGATCGTCGAGGGCGCATCATTTCCGTTGCATATAACGACTATCATAAGACTCATCCGATGCAACTTGAGTATGCTAAGAAAGCGGATCAGGAATATAGGCAAGTTCTACACGCTGAAGTTCTGGCAATCATCAGGGCTAGGGGCAAACCGATCCACAAGATCAAGATTGAGAGGTATGACTCTCAGGGCAATCCAAAAGATGCTTGCCCCTGCCCTGTCTGTTCTATTGCAATCAAAGAAGCAAAAATTAAGTTCATTGAATACACTATGGGTTAATCATGGACATTGAAATTCTGAAGCGCATTGAAGAAACCGAAGAATGGAAACAGCTGAATCGGTCTTATCGGCAAAAACTCGAGGCCGCCATTAAGTCTCTGGGAGAGAAATGGATTCTTCATCCAACAAATCAAAAACAACATAAGGAGAAACAATGAGCACTGACTATTTAGCCAAAATTGTCGTCGGGATTCCGTGTGCCGATCTAAATCTTTCACGGGATGAAATAGACACTCTATGTAAGTTGAATGATCTTTCGCTAATCCAACCATACTTTGACGCCGAATTTGACGACTGTCTCGTCGGCCTCATTGTAAAATGCACAAAATACGAAACATTTGTGCCCATTGATATGGAACAAATTGTAAATGAAATTCGCGTTATGGAAATCAGGGTGTTTAACGCTTTAGGTATGCACCCTAAAGTCTTTTTAACAACACATGGGTATTAATTATGGCCGCTATTCTTAAAATTCTTGGTGCAGTTGGTGGACTAGTCTGGATGATTTTTGTCTTTANTATGCTGACAATNGTTCTTCCTATTCAAGTTTTTCTTAACATGTTCTGAGGTGATTATGACTATTANGNGTGAAGATCTTGTTGATCGACTGAAACAATCTGTTGTGAATGTCGTATTCACTAAGGCTGATGGCTCTGAGCGAACGATGAATTGCACTCTTAAGCTTGACAACATTCCCGAAGATCAGCATCCAAAGAGTACAGTCAAATCTGAAAGCGATCAAATTCGAGTTTTTGATACCGATATTCAAGAATGGCGAAGTTTCAATTTTAGTTCTGTGAAAACTGTGAATGGAGATTCTACAAATGTTTAAAGGCGTCTTGCTTGTGCTTCTTTTTGTTCTGGTTCTGATCTTTGGACCACTGGCTCTTATTTGGGCTCTCAATACATTGTTTCCCGTTTTGCTGATCCCATACACATTTGAAACCTGGCTTGCTGCTGTTGTGTTTAATACGTTCTTTGTTCCTTCTAAAACATGGAGTTCCAAGTAATGTCTAATGTTATGATTTCAAACCCTGCCGATCGCAAAAAGATCAAGGATGCTCTTCAAGAAATTTCCGATGCAATGACCCGAATTGCTGCAGAAAAAGATCTAATCAAGGAGATTGTTGCTGACGTGAGTGACAATTTCCAGATGGAGAAAAAGACTGTCAACAAGATGGCTCGTGTATATCACAAGCAAAATTTCATCAATGAGCAACAAGCATTTGATGAGTTTGAAACTCTGTATACAAATATCGTAGAAGCTCAAGGTTGAAATCATGGGGCTTCGGCCCCTATTTCTAAATGGTGAAAATTGTGGAAGAAAATTCAGTAGAATTTGAACAAGAAGTTGAAAAGATTCACAGACTGTTCGGCGATAGAATTCCAAATCCAAACCAGTATCCGCGCGGATTTGCTCATTATCTCAACCTCTATAAGCATCTGAAATCGTTAGAAACCCCTCCTCAACAAGACATTATCGATTTCACTTAAGGAGAGTAAAAATTATTCTAATTGACTACAATCAAGTTGCAACTTCGGCCATTCTCGCTTTTAGTGATGAACTGAAGAATAAGCCGCAATCTGAAGCTAAAAATATCATTCGGCATTCAATCTTGAATGCCCTTCGTAGTCATAATCTTAAGTATCGCCGAGATTATGGTAATATGGTTATTGCTTGTGATGGTCAAAACTACTGGCGTCGAACATTTTTTCCGGCATATAAGGGTCTTCGCAAGAAAGCTCGGGATGAATCAGATCTTGATTGGGGGTTTATTCACGAATGTCTTCACGAAATCCGTGAGGATCTTGCCAAGTATTTTCCTTACAAAGTCATTCGTCATGATCGAGCTGAAGCCGATGATGTTTGTGGTATTCTGGCGATGATGACTCAAGAGTTTGGCCGATATGAACCGGTTGTTGTCATTACATCTGATAAAGATGCCAAACAACTGCTAAAGTATGATAATGTAATTCAGTTTAGCCCAATGCTAAAGAAGCAAATCCGGCTAACCAAGAAAGAACTACATGAATGGATGATTACTCATATTGTTAAGGGTGATGCCGGCGATGGCGTTCCTTCTATCATGTCGGAAGACAATTTCTTCATGAATGAGGACCGTGGACGACAAAAATCGATTAGTGCCAAGCGTCTTCAAGAGTTCTTTGATCAGGGTATTGTCGCATGCCGAGATGACCTTGAACGAGCTCGATATCAACGCAATCAAACATTGGTAGATTTTGAATTCATTCCCGACGATGTTCGTGCTGAAGTGATTGAAATGTATGACAATTATGAAGTCAAACGCGATCTGAATGAAGTTTTTAACTATCTGGTGAAGCATCGTTGTCGCAACCTGTTGGATAATCTACAAGACTTTTGAAATGATTTTTTGGGGCAAACTATGATTGATGATGAAAAACTGAATGAACTTGAGTCACTAGCTAAACGAGCTAGTGACGGTGATTGGGCTTTGGTCACAGAGGATGAATACGCTCATATTACATGTCAGAATGGCGATGATGATCTAGTTGGGTGTGTGTCTGCTTGGTGGGATTGCCCACAAGAAATGCGCGATATTGAATTCATCGCTGCAGCCAATCCAAAAACTATTCTTGGTATGATTGAAGAAATTCGGAGGCTTCGTGAAGCTAACTGAGTATGTTAAAGATCGCTCTGAAGTTCAATTCGGTATCTGGATTCAAAGTGGATATGACAATGAGCGAGAGAATCAACTTGCTATCTATTTTGGTAGACGCTGCTGGTGGTTTAAGTTAGACAAAGCCATTGTCAAGCCAAGCGAAAAATGGGTAGACACGTCACATTATGATTGGGCTAAACCGGGCCCTGATGGTCGATGTGGTTACACAAATCTGATTAGAAAGCATTATGGTTTTTCTTTACATCCTGACTGCATCCGTATCTTTCATGGAGAAAACAATGACTGCTGGCCAGATCCCGGTCAATCCTCTTGGTATTTCCCATGGGCCCAGATGCGGCGAGTTCGACATGAATTTCTAGATGCTGATGGTGACATTGTTGTTTCCGTTTCAGACAAACCAAATGGTGCTCTCGACTTTGATGCCATTCATGCTGCCAAAGAGATGGTTCCAAAATTAACATACAAGATGCTAGACTTTGACAAAAAAACTGAAGTCACAGCAAAAATCTATCAGACAGAATCTCAATATCGTTATGGCGAAAAATGGGCTAAGTTTGTTGGTTACTTGGTCCCATCGAAGACATATCGACATATCCACATTGATTATGACAAAGAAACTGGGCCAGAACGCGGATCATGGAAGGGTGGGACAACTGGTTATACTGCGCCGATGTTAAAAGGGGAAAGTCTGGAAGAAGCCTTCTATCGGTTATCACACCGCGATGGATTTAGTGACATCAGACTTGTTTGCTGACTGTTTACTTTTCTGCCAGACTTGATATAATAACTCCATCAACTCGGAGACTTTGTAATGAAACTGATTCTTATCCGCGGGATTCCTGGTTCTGGTAAGTCGACCAGGGCTAAGATGATGCAAGAACTGAACCCGGCCCTTGTTCATCTTGAGGC